CAACAACCAATACCATTATTAATTTAGATAGATTGGAAAGTGTCATTAAAAATATGACTTCTGTTTTATCAAATAAATTGGATGCCATTTTAGGCAATATGGATCAGGACGGAGGTTCTGAGGGTGGTAACGGTGATGGCACAGATTTAACAGATACCAATGCAAAACTTGATGAAAATAATTCTTTGCTTTCTGATTTAAAAGATTGGCTTACTGGTGGCGAGGATGGTTCTAACGGCTCTGGCGGTGATAATCCATTTGGAAATGATGCTGTACCTGAAAAGGCTCTAACTCCACAAGATTTAAAAACAAATATTTTTAGCGGTTCTGCTGCTTGTCCTGCGGATCGCACTCTTTCATTCCAATTGTTTACTGGAAAAACTTTTTCCAAGTCTTTCAGCTTCGCTATGTGGTGCGACAAATTAGCGATCTTCGGTACTTTAATTCTTATAGCTTCGTACTTGTACGGTGCTTACATTATTACGAGTAAATCATAATGCCACAGTTACTTATAACGATTCTCGCTGCATTTGCTTCGTCACTGGTTGCCAAGCTTCTCCTAGGTGCTGGTCTTGCCTTTGTTTCTTATACCTTCATCAATGATTTAGTTATGCAAGCTCAAAACGCAATGCTCGGTCTATATAACAATGTACCTGCCGATATTATGGGCATTATGGGTATTTTAAAAATTCCACAAGCCTTGTCTGTAATCATGTCTGCGATTGGTACGGCTGCTTTTATTAAATCTTCAAAATTAGCTCTAGGCAAAGGATAAGCAAGGAAGGAGGAGGAGTTTCGACGACGACGCCCGCGCTTATCCTTGCAACAGAGGTTTAACTCATGCAAACACTTATTTCAGCACCACCAAGAACAGGCAAAAGCCTTTATTGCATGTCTTTAATTGATCAATTATCAAGAAAGCATCCAAATAGACGTATTTATACAAATATTATCGGTATTAATTACCCAGGTGTATTAACCATTAACTCAACACCTGAAAAACCTTTTGACTGGCGTGATCTCCCAGATGGTTCAATTATCTTTTTTGATGAAGCACATGAACACCCTGCTTTTAGTGCTCAGGATCTGTTAGGTACTGCGCGAACTGATGCTGAAAAAAAACGTAAATCAGAAATATTAGATATTGGTGATTCCTTAACTTTACATGGGCACTTTGGCTTTGATATTTATTTGATTACCCAAAACCCCAAATTATTACGTGAACAAGTGCGAGCTGCTTGTTCTGTTCATTATGTTATGCGTCGCTTATGGGGCTTGGATGTTGCAATGATTTATGAGTTTGCAGAGGTTCAGACTTATTTTGCAAATGCTACAAGAAAACAGGCTTTATCTGTAAAGCGTTTCCGCTACCCAAAAAACCTATATAAATATTATGTATCTTCAAACGTTCATAACATACAAAAGCGTGTCCCTTTGCTCTATATGGCTTTCTTTGCAATACCTATAGCAATCTTTGCTTTAGGTTTCTCAAAGGCTTCTGAAACTGGCTTTTTTGGTTTATTTCCTAAACATGAAGTAGTACAAGAAAAACCAATAGAACAACCTGAATATGTAATGTTAGATGCAAAACAGGGTCAAACGCCTGAACAGGTTTTGAATGAGTATAAACAGAATTTCAATCCTGATATTGAATGCAGAAAGGCAATGAATCTTGACATGCCTGAATGTATATCTTGGTTTGATCAACTCACTAAACAACAATCTTCTGTCTTACCAGATGGTCAAGTTTTTCAGGCTGTTGTCTATGATCCTAATAAGCCGTATGACTTCGAATACAAACCACAAATACAGCCACAAGACTTCCCAAGAATGTCGGGCGTTATGACGCTTGCAAATGGCCGGCTCATGGCTATAGATCAACAGGGCAACTATATGTCTAATGTATCTCAAGAGGATTGCAGAAAATGGCTTTCTGGTTATCGTCCTTTCAATTATGCCAAAGCACCACAACAACAAAACCAATATGCCTATTCACAGCCTGAACAGAGGGAACGGAGTGTTCCCGAACAACCACAATTGAATCCTGAAACTTCTTCCCTCTGATTACAAAGCTCCCTTTTAATTTAAGATCGGGATTAACCAGAAAATGGGTTGGGGTTCCCATTTTCGTCGAATGAAAATAGCCACTGGAGAGAACAATGATTGAAGAAATAATAAAAGGTATAGGTTTAAGTTTAATTTTTATCATTCCATACTATTTTTATTGTCGTAAACGAATTAGATAGCCACTGGAGACAACAATGATTAGAAAACATGATGCACATGTATTAAAATTTAAGATGCAGTTTTTTCCTGTTAGGTTTTTCTTTTTTTCACTTTTTGCATTTTTTCTTATGGGCTTAATGCTTGGTCAAATATGGGGTTTTAATAGCTGTTATAGCTTTAAATCTTTATTAGACTGATTTCGTATAATGCTAATTATGTCCAGGTGTTTACCTGGTACGTTGGCATTATGTATCACCTGGGAAGACAGCCTGGGAAAGCATAAAATTTTTTAAGTTATTGATTATTCGTTCTCATCATTTTTTATCGTTGGCATAATATTACATTTGACCAGGTTTTATCCTGGTTAAAATCTTATAAGACTGATTTCGTATAATGTTGCCATGATTATGTAATATGTTTACAGGTTTACTTTTCTATGTATAATAAAAAAGCCTAAAGAATTGGCGTTCTTTAGGCTTCGGTGTCTAAACGTATTTTAAATCGGTGTCTACGATGAATCAAGTTGTTTCTGCTTTGGATCTTAGTAATCCTGTTGATGTTTCGTTTTTAAAAAATCTTTCTGCTGCTTCTTCGCGCGTTTCTGCTAAAAATACAAAATCTGAATTACGTGACACTGGGCTTGTCTCTATATTAACAAGTGACACGCCTTATAAAATAGAATTACCGTCTCAAGATTATTTGCGTTTAAAGCGTCTTCAAAAATCTGTCCGTGTTACTGCTGAAGTTGTCGAAGAAAAAATTAAGGCTTTCAATCAAAGAATGAAGCCTGCAATGGTTACTCTAACTTATCGTCCTGACGTTTCTTGGTCTGCTAAGCATGTTACTGACTATGTAAAGTGTGTTAAGCAATGGGCTAAAAGAAAGGGTCTTGCTGTTCATTATATTTGGGTTATGGAATTAACTAAAAAGGGTGTTCCTCATTATCATGTTATGTGGTGGATTCCTAAGGGTCACACTATGCCTAAGGCTGATAAACAAGGGTGGTGGAAACATGGCATGACTAACAGCGTTTGGGCGCGTAAACCTGTTGGTTATCTTTGCAAATATACATCAAAAGGTATTGATCCCCAGTCTTACGGTAAAATTCCTAAAAATGCTCGTTTGCATGGTTCTGGTGGCTTAACTGCTCCCATGCGTGTTTCTAAAATATGGCTTTGTTCCCCGTCTTGGGTGCGTGAATTATTTGATATTAATAATGGTGTAAAAAAGTTTGGTTGTTATTGGGTGGATCGTGTCACCTTAAAGGGTTTTTCATCCCCTTGGCATTTTGATCATAATTCTCGTGTTTTGAAGTGGAAAGGCTTTGGATCTGTTGTTGATATAACTGAATTAGATAAATATAAGCAAATGTATCCTAATAAGATGCCTGTTTCAGTATCTATGTTTTATCACTATGATCATGAGCAATTTGCTTTTGCATCTGATCTTTATTCTTTTGATTCTAAAAATATTCCTGCTTTTGATATGCAGAATTATTTGTCTTACTCTCGCCCTGCTGGATGTGATGATGATTTTGCTATTTTTGATTATTTCATTGATGTTTGTGAAGAATTACATTTCTAGTTCTCCGTATTTATTAACAAAGATACTTTTTATTCCTATGTCTAAAATTTTGTGAGCTATTTCACTATCTTTGAGCGGTTCTTTATTCATAGAGATTAATATTTTATTAATTTCTATGCACTTTTTCCGAAGATTTTCGCTCTGTACTTCTTTGATTCGTAACATTTTGATCATTTTTACTACCATTTTGTTTACTCCTGTACTAAATATACTTGTTTACAACAAATTTTTTTTATGTTTACATATTTCAAAGTAAACATAAATGGTAATTTAGCATGGATATTTTCAAAGCTGTTTTAATTGATGTAAAGACGGGTGATTTTAATAATTTAGTATTTGAATCAACTAAGTATGATATGGGGCTTGGTAAAGATGTTCCCTGTTCTGTTCAAATCATGGTTTCGAAAGAACATGAGTTTATGATTCCTGAATATAAAAAATATATTGGTAATGAGTTTACAATACCTGTACGTTTACTTGTTACAAAGAAACAGTCTATTATGCGGATTACTGGCTCTGACGGTCTTCCTCTTTCTGCTTAGGCTAAAAGGATTTTAAAAAATGTCTTACGAGTGCAAAACCTTAACTCCACCTTCGGCAGGTACTGCACAAGTTTGCATCGAATGGCAGGAAGCTAGCTTTTTGCCTGAATTAACTGGGGCGGATCGTGATGTCATTCTCCAGTGGGCTATAGGGATTTTCGCATTGGTCTTTGTAGTTAAAAAAATAATGCGGTTCTTTTAATAACTAACTGAGGCTCATCTCATGAAAAAAACAACTCAAAATCGCTTAGCGGTTATCAATCGTAAAAATGTTGCTACTTATGGTTTAGGGGCTACTGTTTCAACTGCTCTTATGTCAAGCAATGCCAATGCTCTTGATGTGTCAACTGCTTTAACTGGTGCTGATGCAGAAGCGAACATTGAAACTGGTGCTCTTTGGGCGTTGGGTATTGTCGTAGTAATTTACGGTGCAAAAAAAGTTATCGGCTTCTTCGGTCGTTAATTTTTGGAGCCAAGAAAATGACAGAATCTGATCTTAACTGGATTATTTTAGCTGTTCTTTTCTTGGCTTTTTATCGTCTGCTTAAATAAGAAATTAAATATTTGGGGGTTTTATGAAAGCGTTTAAATATTTAATTTTTACTTTTATTTTGTTTCTTTCTTCTTTTGCTTTCGCTGCTGAGCAGTGTATTTATGTAATTAATGTTTATGGTACTAATTCTCAACATTCTTCTTTATCTTCTGCCTGTGAAAAAGCCAAGCAAGTAATGGGTCGAACTGCTCCTGAATATAGATGTGCCTTAATTGGTAGTAATATTGAAATTCTTAATCAGTATGGTTCTTTGGGTCAAGCGGGTTATAAGAGTTGTCAACAAATACAATGCCCATCTGCTACTTCTAGAGATTTGAAAGTCGGTGTTAATTCTAAAAGTTATGTTTGTGTTTCAGGTTGTCAATATAAATTGCGTGCTTGTGTTGATGTAGACATGGAGCCGGGCATGACTTGTAGTGCTATTTCAACTGGACAAGATTGTGGAACAAATCCCCCACCTCAAACACCAGATCAAAATAATCCAACTCCTGACCCTGCAACTCCTGATCCTTCTGATCCTGATGGTCCTCCATCAGAAAACACAGCTAACAGTGAAAGTACCAGTACGTCTACCAGTACCAGTACATCTACGAGTTCAACTGAAAATAATACGAATATTACTAATACAACGACTAATACAACCACTAATACAACAACCAATACCATTATTAATTTAGATAGATTGGAAAGTGTCATTAAAAATATGACTTCTGTTTTATCAAATAAATTGGATGCCATTTTAGGCAATATGGATCAGGACGGAGGTTCTGAGGGTGG